GGTTTTCCACGGTTGCTAAAACTTCATCATCATTGAGAAGTCTTATCTCACCCCCATCTATTTTAATTCGTGATCCAGAATATCTTGCAAAGATAATCCAATCACCTTTCTTGCACCAGGGACCTTCTGGGTATCTTTCTTTATCATAGCAGTGTGGTCCCATTCTTAAAACTAAACCACAAGTTGATGCTACTTGTGATCGTTCTACTGTATCGTCTGCTAAAATAATTCCACCTTTAGTTTTTTCTTTTTGTTTAAAAGGTAAAACTAAAATTCTCCAACCTGTAGGTTCAGGAAGTTTTGATGATTCGTCTATTTCTTTTTTCTTTGTAGGTTGAACACCTACTAATTCTTTATTTGGTAACTCAATCTTTACTTTTTGAGTTGATGTTGATAATGGTTCCGTCTTTGTCATTTTGCTCCTTTTTGTTTAGCAGGCTGGATATTTCCTGACTTAAATACTGATACGTTCGTATCTGACCTAACATATACTGGTATTTTTCCATATTGTCAACACCACCAGATGCCATTGCAGACACAACATCATCATGTCTCATCTTTATTACTTTTCTTATTTTTTCTATAAATGTCATTTCGTCCATTATTTCTTTTTCCTTTTTTTTGGTTTTATTGTACTGCCATATTTTTTAGTCCATTTTTTTGCAATAGCAGGTTTTTTTGCAAATAAATATTTTCTTTGTTTTTCTGATTTAAAGGGCAACTCTGTCTCCTCTAAAGCTTTTTATTTCTTCTAGTTTTTCTTTTGCATCTACAATAATTTGCAACTGTTTATCTATTTCATCTAAATGCTGTGGGTGTTCTCCTATACCTACAGAATTTTTTAAATAAATTTGAATGGTTGCGTCAGCTTCTAGTATTTGTGCTTCATATCTTGCACATAATGCATCTAATAAACTTGTTCTCATTAACATTTCCATCGTCTACGTGCCTGTCGAAGTCTCGAATTTGGATTGGCCGCAGCTTTAGGAAATTGTTTCATTTGACCTGCACTTCTTGCGCAGTAAGATTTTCGCCTTTTAGCGGCAGCGGACCCTTTTTTAACTTTACCAGTCACAGCTGTTTTTAATTTTGAGCCGGGATTTTTTCTTCTATAGGCAGCAACACCAGCTCGTGTCATACCTGCTCCAGACTTCGTAGGTCTGAAGTTCTTCTTGTTTCTTGCAGGCATGTTGTCCTGTTTTCTCATGACTATTTTTTAGCAGTCTTAGCCGATCTTTTCAATGCTTTAGCAGATACTGTTCCAGTACCTTTTCTGCTAGTTCCTGCTTTCTTTCTTTTGTTCATGTAGTAGTAAAGTCCTTTTTTAACTCTTCTACCATCTTTAGTTGTGTGATAAGCGCTTCCACCTTTTTTAAGTGTAGCTCTACCACCCTTAGCCATAGTAGCTCCTGCAATTTTATCTGCATAAGTCTTACCATGATTTTTATCAATTCCAGCTTTTACTGAAAGACTTCCAAATTTATCTTTTCTCATAAGTTTCTCCTTTTAACTTTCGTCTAACACTAATTTACAATCAGCACAATATTTTACTTTTTTAGAAAGACGTGTCGCATGTTCGCAGATGTCTTTTACTTTAACTTCACATCTACAAAATCTTCCAAAAATTTTTTCAATAAATTTTTTAATCATTATCTATTTATTTTGCCTGATTTTTTAGCTTTAGAACCAAATCTTCCGTAAGACTCATCTCTAGATGCTTTTAATTGCTTCTTAGTTCTTTTCTTACGAATTCTCATTGCGATAGATTCGTCTTTTCTATCTTTGTAGCCTTGTTTCTTTTTTTTAACTCGGCCACCTTTTTTATACATAGCACCACCTTCCATGCCCATGTCTGATGGATAGTAACCAGATCTCATGTCTCGTCTCATCACTCCACCACCCATAGCTTTTACTCTGCCTCTAGGTTCTGCTGTTTGTTTATTATATCTTGGATTTGCCATTATTTTTTTCCTCCTTTTAATGCTCTACCGAAACCACGTTTTGCTTTTCCTACACCTCTTTTACCAAAGTCTTTTCCAGCACGACCACCTTTTTTAGCTCCATCGTATGGTCCTAAACCAAAATCATTTGGTGAATACATATTTCTTCTATTAAATTTTACACCTGAGCCGCCTCTCATAATATCGTCTTGATATATTTTATTTGCTGCAACTCTTGCCGCAGCACTAGAGCTATCTCCACCTCTTCCACTATCTACGTTAGCTGCTGATGTTCCTTGTCTACCTCTACCTAAAGCTGCTGCACCCAAACCTAAAACAAGTGCTGGTGCAAGTTTTTTTAAAAACTTTTTAATTTTTTTCTTAGCCATCTTTAACTCCTATTTTTTTCCATTTCTGAAAATCTGTGTTCCCTTTATACCATATATGCTTGCGACTACAAGTATCCATAAATTAGTGAACCATGACGGGAGCGCCGCAAAATGCTCAAAGAATACGTTTACCTTGTCCATAGCACTCGGATCGTCTGACCAAACTGCATATGCGAGCACCGCGATGGGCAACGTGAGTACCACCAAAACGGCTTCATCCTTATAATCTGCTTGTCGGGCTTCTAAGAGTTTTCCCTGGTAAGCTTCCTCACCTTGGGCCATCTTAGTAGCATGCATTAATTGTGCATCTGACATAGCCATTTTCGTTCTCTGCTTGTTGGCATAAATTTTACTTCCAGCAGAAACGGCTAATTTAATTGCCGATAACCACATGGACTAATACCACTTAACAGTAGATTTTTTAGAAGCTAGCATTCTTTTTTGTCCACCAACTTTGTTTACAGTTGGTTGACCTAAAGGCATTTTAACTTCTACTTCTTCTGCATAACCATCCGCATTAACTTTAAGAGTGTTGTTAGCATCTGCTTTTGGTGTATCAGATACAACTTCTCCAACATAATTTGGATTGTTTTTTGTAAAGAATGTTTTTCCTTTTCCCATATTTTTCTCCTATTAGTTTCTTATACTATCTTTTAGGACCTTTCAAGATCCTAACATCTGTTTGTTTCATCATGTCATTGACCATTTTTGCGTCAATTCCCATCTGTGTTTTTTCTAGCGATGTATCAGCTCTTAATTCAGCTAATTCTTCGTTTTGTTGCAGCTTCTCGTCAAACTGTTCTTGGCCCATTAATTGTTTAGATTTATCTAAATTAATCTTTTCTTGGCTTTGGTCACGTTTAACACTATCGTCCATAGCTCTTAAATCAAGTTCTCTTGCTTTTAATTTAGCAATTGGGTCGTTATATTCACCCATAATTTTATTCTCTTCATTTTTAAATTCTTCCGTCATTTCTGCAATTAATTTAGCTTTTCTAGACTCTAAATTAATAGACATAGTCATAATTTGTTGTTGATATTGCGGATCTTGTTGTAACATTGGGTTTTGTTGTGCCATTTGTTGCATTTGCATTAATTTTGTAATTTCTTCTCTAAATTCTACCTCTAATTGCTCTTGTGCCATCAAAGAAATGTGTTCAAAAATGTTTTTTTCTAATGCAGCCATAACTGGTGGTGCATTTCGTGCAATATTAGTCGCCATAAAATTTAAATGGGTTGTAATATGCGCTTGATGGTCTTGTCCTTTGAAAGCTTGGAAAGGTTTTCCACTCATTGCAAGAATATTTTCAGTTGCAGGGTCCATTGGAGTCGGTTGTTGTGGTGGTGGAAGTATTTTATCAATATTTTTTACACCAATCGCTGTATACATTGAATGAAACGCTTCATATAAGTTGTGCATTTGCGGATTTGACATTGCAAGTTGTAATTCTGTTTGTGCTAAACTAATTCTTTGTGATTGAGAAAAAATATTTGGGTCTGCAACTGGTATAATATCTACTTTGTCATCAAAATCTGTTTGTTTTATATTTCTTTGTCCCCCAACTACATCGTAAGGATACTCTGCAGGCATATAAGTTTTAAAAACTCCTGCTAATAATTGAAATTCACACTTCATCGCCACATACAATCTTTTATGTATGGCTGACATGACTCTGGAACCACGTTCTAACAGAGCTATAGTCGTTCCAACAGCTGCCTGTTGGTTGCCGTCTCCGACCTGCATGTCAGCGATGGCGGCAAATCGTTGTCCTGCTTGTACCACTATCCCCATCAACTGTAATAAAGTTGGTGAAGGTTCTTTAAATGGTAAAGGCATAAATGCATCCTTGATACTTCCTCCAGGTGCATCGACATCTCTAAATTCGCCGGGTTGTATAGCTTGTGCTTCATCTCTAACACGGATTCCACGTTGCTTAAATCCTGCTGGTAAATTACTTAAAGTTCCTGCGTCTAATAATTGACGTAAAGCAGTGGTTGCTGTTCTAGACAATCCACCGATCATATGAATTAAACCAAAACCATAAAAGCCCATTCCAGGTAAAAATTTAAAATGTACAAAATAATCTATTTTAAGTTTTTGTGGATCGTTGGCTTGATAGTTTCTTCTAATTGATAATATTTGTCTACTTCCTAATTCAAGAGAAACAATATACGGAAGTTTAATTCCTGTCATTTCTCCTACTGAGTCTTTGTCTTCAAAACCGTCTAAATCTAAGTCGGTATGAATTTCTAAAACTGTAAATACATCTTCGTCTCTAGTTTTTTTAATTCCTTCTAATTCTCTTTCTTTTTTTTCTACTTCTGTTTCTTGGTTGTAACCAGGTTTCAATTCTATATCCATATAGAAACCGGAAACTTGTTTTTTTCTTAAATCATTCTCAGACATTTTAATAACATGTATGACAGACTCTGCATCTTCTAAAGAGGTTGCAGTGTAAGGAACAACTAAGTCATCGGCTGGAACAAATTTTGATACAGCTCTGCCTAAAAGTTCGTCATAGTAGACTTTCTTAAAAGCAGAGCCACTAAGAGGGAGATAAAAAAGCATTTGATCGAACTCGGGTTCGTACTCTTTCATCACATCCATGAGCTGATAGTTCATGAATTCTTTAACTCTGTTTGATTGCTCTTCTCTAGCTCTATCTGCAAGTCCAATTATTTGTGTATGTACTGGACCCGTAGCTGGTAATAATTCTTTGTAAGCTTGTGCTTGAAATTGAGTAACGGCTTCAGCAAGCACAGGGTGAGTTGCACCTGATGCTCCTTGAAATGGTTGTGTTGGATTTTCGTATTTAAATCCTAATAAATCTAAACCTTTTGTATAACTATCTTCCCAATCTTTTCTAGAAGATTTATATTGGTTATAGTTTGCTGTAAGATCAGAACCTAATTTACCTAAAATATCTTCTGGTAATAATTCTGCTAAATTATCAAAATGTGATTCTGTTCCAGGTTGATTAACTGCTTCAGGATCAAAATTAATTGTTGCACTACCATCTTCTTCTGTAGTTACTTGTACATCATCAGGACCAACTTGTTCTTCAGTTGTTTGTAATTTTTCAATTGCTACCTCTTCTTCGTTAGGTACTTTAATTTCAGTATTTACGTTTGGTAATGGTTTGTCTATTTTTGCCATTTATATTCTCCGAGTTCTCTATTGTTTTAACTTGTTTTATGGGAACATTCAACCCCTGTGAGTCAGGTCCTTTCAAAGGTGGAATTTCTTTCCACTTAACGTGTTGCATATTTGCAACAAGTGTTTTATTCTTCACTGAAAAACCCCCGTTTGTTTCTGTAATCATCAAAAGTTTCATAACCACTGATACCTAATGATAACGCTAATCCAGGTAGACCAAATCTACGTGAAACTGTTTTTAATGTACTTGGACTAATTCCTAATCTCATTGCTTTTGCAATTTTAGGACTTAATCCTGTGCTTACTAATTTATCTGTATAAGGAAGAAAAGAAGCACCTAAATAATTAATTGGATCAGTTGCAATTTCTCCTAGTGAGTCTCCTTCTGCTATTTGTCCACCAATAAATAATGGTTCTGTTGCAAGTAAACCTAATGGTGTTCCAAGAGCTCCTAAACCTCTTCCTAAACCTTTTAAACCTGTCATAGTTACACCAGATTTTTTTGCACCTAAAGCTCTATCTCTAAAAGCTCTTAATGACGAAGGTGCAGTAACTGCTGTACCTGCTACAGCACCAGCTCCTATTGCTGGTAATTGAGCATCTAATATTGCTGAATCTGCTTTTGGTTCATCTACAACTGGATCTGTAATCATATCAATTAACATATTTTTTTGTTGGTTCTCGTTTGATAAATAAGTTGTTGGGTCATCATTCATAAATGTTTTAACAGCACCGGCTCCGGCAGCACCGACCGCGGCCAAGGCACCGAACTTACCTGCAGCTTTTAATTTTGGACTTTGTAAAAAACTTTGTGCTGAATTTTTAACTTTTGTAACTGCAGTGCTTGAATCTTCAAGACTAGCAATTTTTCTTGCAGCTCCCTCTGGGTCTTGTCTAATTATAGCTTCGCAAGTATCAACATTACCACCAATTGCTCTTCCTATTAAAACTCTACACGCACCTTTAGTGCCTTTAACATTTTTTATAAAATTATCTAAATAACTTTCTGCAGCTTGCACAGTTGCTTTTTGAGTTGTTGTTTTAGTTCCAAAATAACCATCGTCTAATTTCATTCTTATTGGACCAACTTCTCTATTAATTTTTTCTATTTCTAATTTAGCATCATCTAAAGAAATATTACCTGCGTTCAATGCTTGAGATACTTTATCAATCTCTCTATTTGCATATCTAAATACCGGTTCCATCTTCCATGGATTATTTCCAATACCATCCGGATGGTGCACTTCTGTTATATTAAATCCCCTTGCTTTTGTGTTTACATATTTATTATACTCAGCTTCTGTAGGAACTACATTATCTTTAAATCGTCCTGGCTCTGCTGCAAATAATTCTGCTCTTAATAAATTAACTTTAGTATTATTTTTAATTGTTTCACCACTAGAAAGTCTTTTACTTCCAGTTTTAACTTGTGTGTCATAAGGTTCTGTAATTTTATTAAAAGATCCTTCACCAAAAACATTATCAACCTGTCCCTTAAAATTATTCCACGTAAACTTAGGTTGCCCTGATAAAGCGGTGTCAACAAACTTAACTCTTTTCCAAGCAGGCACTCCTGCTTTATTTGTCATCTTCCAATCTACTTTTCCTTGTTTATTAATAGGTAGATTACCGTCTGCAAACTCTCCAATTATTTTTATTCTGTCTCCTCTATATGATGATCGATATAAACCAGCCCAAAGTTTTTTTTCACTGTTATTACCAAATGGAAAACCACCTATCTTTGCAGTTTCTTTCTCCATACCTCTAATAGCGTTTGCATATTTTCTATAAATATTTTTACCATCTGATCCAATTTTTTCTGGATTAGGATTTGCTCTTAACCATGCTTCACCGTTTTGAAAATTTTTAATTGTTTCTATGTTATCGGCCATAGAAAATTTTAAATTACCTTTTGTATCTGCCGCAATAGATTTAAGACTAATACCTTTGCCACCAATTGTTAAATTATTAATTTTTTCTATATCGGTTGGTTTAATTAAACTTTTTACATTTAATTTATCAAAAACCGCATTAGCAGTAGGCATTCCTTTAACAGATCCAAGATCATTTCTATTTAAAAGATAATTTCTTAATTGAAGACCAAATGCATTGTTTTTACCAAAAGTTTTATTCCAGTTTTCTGGTGTCGGATTTTTTAACCATTTCTGTAATCTTCTAAAACCCTCTTCAACACTTTTTTTATTTTGATTAATAGATACTCCAGGAGCTAATTGAAAACCTTTTGGTAAGGTTATATTCCTGCCAAAAATTTTATATGTGTATGTTTGATTAGGATCACGAAGAGCCATTAGACCTCCAGGATCTTAGCTAGTCCGCCTCTGGCAAAATCCATACCTAATCTTTTTTTAATTTCTATTATTCCATCAGGAAAATCATCTGGATTTTTTAAGACTTGATTTAGCATTTTGAAATATTGTGTTTTCTCAGGACCAACCATAGTTCTGTCCATTGCAAGTTCTCTAAATAATCTTGAAATATCTTTGGCTTCTAAACCATACTTACGTAATGCTCCGTAACCCATTTGTGTCCCTTCATCGACAGATTTATTTATGGCTGCTGTTTTTTTAGCAAGACCAAAAGCTTTACCAGCAAGTTTTCCAAATCTTAAACCTACACGTCCACCGTCTGCCATTTCATCTACGAATCTTGCAGTAAATCTATCAAACCTTGGATTGTCAGGTTTTAATCCTGCAGCATCTTCTACGTTTTCTAAAACTCTTTTAGTAAAAATCATTATCTCTTCGTTAGATGCACCTGATGGAATCATTTCTGCAATTTTTGGGCCAAAGTATTTTTCAACTAATACAATTGGATCTCCACCAATTCCACCACCGCCTTCAGTAATATATCTTACATCTTCTGCAGATATAATATTATTTAAATTTGTTTTACCGAATGCAGCTGTTCCTATATCGTATTCATCTTTTTTTAATGCTTCTACTAAAAACTCTCTAGCTGATACACGTTTAGCCGGCATGTCACCCCTGTTAGTAACAGTAGACATAATACCTTTATCCATCATTTTTTTAACTTGGTCAGCTAAATCAGGATCTTGTATTCTAAGTTGTTTAATTGTTTCTTCAGCATCTTGAAATGGTGCTGCAATATCATCGGGTCCGCCACGTGAACCTGGAGGTGGTAGATCATCTATCATTCTTGATGGTAAGATTGTATCTCTTGGGTCAACACCTTCTGGTAAATTTATTTTTCTAGTTGGACCACCTATTGGATTTTTATCTAAAAATGCTTCCATGCCTCCAGCCTCGTCTACATCTTTAAAAAATTCTGCTTCATCTGCTTTTGATCTTAAAGCACCTAGACCTTCTGCATCTAAGTTCCTGGTCCCTGTTCCCAGATCCGTAATGTTTGCTGGAGCAGCCGGTGGCATATAAAAATCTTTCATCTTATTAAGATTCGTTAAAAGATTGTTTGCTTGAATATCGTTTAGTTTATCGCCAACCGCAAAACCGACAGCGTTCTTAGCTTCATCGATTGCTTTACTTTGAGACAAAAATCCTAGAGCCTCGGTATTTAAATTTCTATCTAAGAAAGGTTCTATGTTATCCCCTACACCTAAGAAACTAACATTGGTTCGGGAACCAAGGACATCGGATACATTTCCGCCTAATTCTCTAAATGTTTTTAAAATAAGATCAATAGTTTGTCTTTTAGCCATAATACTTTACCCTTCCTCGTACAATTGGATCATCTTTGTAATCCTCTGGGTGTCTAACTAAACCACCCTGTCTGATTCTCATAATGGCTTGTGTTGTACTATCCACATAGTCATCATGCTCTCCAAATGGGAAAGAGGCACATTCCTCAACGACCTCCTGTGCAAAATGCTCGTGCATAGGCGCCCATATTTTACCGCTTTCAAAAAGCGGGGCAACGGAGTTTACTCTTGTGTGTTTATCATTTCCTTTGCTCGGAGTAAAGTTAATAACCGGTATATCCATTTGCCTTAACTCATGAGTCAAAGGCAGCCCTGAAGCTTTCGCTTCAATAATTACCATGTCAGGTCGCCAATCTTGATATTCTTCTAGAGCGACTCTACGTAATTCGGGAAACTCATATCTATCTTTAAATGCATTAAGTAGTATTATATTTTGTCCGTGGTCCTCGGTCGTAAAAACTCCCCACGTGGTTATAGCACTAAAGTCAGAAGTTGCTTTTTTAGTAAAGGCAGTATCATAAGATTGAACAATGTAATCTAAATTGGGTGGGTATTTTTCAGTCCAGTCTTGCCACCATTCTCGTTTTAATATTGCACCTTCTTCTGCTGTTGGTTCTTGCATGTATTGTGCTAACCAATTTGATACAGGGATTGAGGCTTTAGTCTTAAGTAATTCTTGTGCTGTCCAGTATTCAGGCCACACGGGTTTTCCATCAGGGAGCAGAGCTGGTAATTCAACAACCTCCCACTGATCAGATCCTTCTTCGGATTGTGCTTTTAATAATTGACCTGTTATGTCTTTAGTAGACCAACGAGTCATTACAATTACAATAGCTCCACCAGGTTGTAAACGCTGACGTGGACCAGCTGTATACCAATTCAATGCTTTCTCAAAAGCTTTACCATCTGCACGGATATCTTGTTCTTTGTGTGGGTCATCAATTATTAATAGGTCAGCACCCCGTCCAGTAATTGCTCCACCAACACCAGCTGCAAAATACTCACCGCCTTTATCAGTTTTCCATTTCCCTGCTGCCTGACTATCTTCTTGTAGTCTTGTAGGAAAGAGTTCTTTATAATTTTGTTGGTCAACTAAATTTTTAGTTTTACGTCCAAAGTCGATTGCAAGGTCAGCTGTGTGAGTTGCTTGAATAATTTTTAATTTTGGATTTTTTCCAATCATCCATGCCGGGAGTAAGTATGAGGCAAACTCCGACTTTGTATGTCTTGGCGGCATGTTAATGATTAGTCGTTTAATTTTCCCGTTAGCGAGATCATTAAATTTTTTATTAATAATTTTATGATGGGACCCCTCTATAAACTCAGGCCACACATACTTAACAAAACTTAAAAAATTTTTTGTAATATTTGGACGAGCCTCATCCAATGCTACGCTTCTTTCAAGTTCAATTAATTTAGCACTTTCGTCCTGGGTCAAACCCTCTAAATTTTTTGTAATATTTTTTGTGTCTAGCATATCTTCAATATGTTTTCAAAAGTTATACACTAATCGTATGAATTAGACAATAAAGGGTAAGCTTGGGACCCCTTTTGTTTTAGGGGGTGTTAGGTTTTTGTTTTGCGATTGTAGTGTTGCCTGGGTCTGGTACCTCTATGGGTGGGCCCACCCAGTATATCCAAGCAAAATTTTAGGGGTATGCAAGAACAACATATGTCGTTTATGCATACCCTTATGGGATTTTCTAGGTTAGTTCATCTTCTTCTTGCTCATTGTTTTACTTACCCAATCTTTAAACTCATTTGAGTTCATGTTAGTTTCCATTAACCAAGGCAACATTAACATTGCCATTACGTGTGCCATAAATTTATAATCAAACTTACTAACACCAAACTCAACTCGGTTTATTTTTTCCTGTTCATCTTCAGCATTGTGAATAAACAAAGCCATCTTAATTATATCTGGTTGTAAGTGATAAGGATAATTAACATCATTATCAAACTCAACATCAACAGTAGTTTTTTTAGTCATTGTCGCCTTTCTGAATTGTAGTTCTTGTTGCCATGTATGGTACTCTTTCTGGTGTACCACTATTCCAATTATACCTACTACTTTCATATGTTTCTTTTACTACTTTAATAGGTGTTTCACTCGGTTGTTTAACTGGTCTTATATTTGCAACTTCATTTCTAAACTTATGTAAGAATTGAAACAAACAATTGTTATTACAAAAATATTGGAAAATACTGTTTTCCATATAACTACTGTTAACATTTATTTTAACAGTTCGTAATACTTTATTGTTTCCAGAACCACGCACCCTTGATTGAGTTTCAATCGTATGGCAATCTGGATTATGACACCAATTATGCGTCGCCATTAGTTCCCCCTCTCTTAATCCAATAACTTCCAGAGGCCGTTCTATAATTATTTGCGTCAACATCAAAATAAGTTATCAAAGGTTTTAAAGATTTGGAAAACCAATATTTACACTTGTCATTCCATTTACCATTTCGAGTTATAAACTTACCATGCTTTTTAGCATAATAAGAAATTTGGAAAGTTTCGCCCTCTACCATGTCAAACCCCCAAACTCTACTGCAATTAAAATACAAAGAATACAAACTAAAAAGTTCATACCTAGTAAAAAGAGTACATCTCTTTTTTGTATTTTTTCCAAAGTATATATTCTCTTTCTTGTTGAGAATATTAGGTCGTTTTGTTTTTCGTTATAAGATATTAATTGTCTATTAATATCGTTTTGTGCTTTATTACTTGCGTCTTGCGTTGCGTTCATTTTATACCTTTCTATGTTAGTTAGTATTCTGGGATATTACAGGAATACCCCAGAATTGCAATAGTTAATTTAAACTATTTTGTTGTTGTTTTTCGTACAATAATCTAGCCTTAATTTTGTCCTTTCTATCAACATTTTTATTTTTCATGCCTTTTATTCTTTCAGCTAGATTTTTCGGATTATAAATAACTAGCCCTGTACTATTAGTTCTAATTATTTCATGGTCAGTAATATTTAAACCTAACTCGGTACAAAGTTCCAAAGCCTCGTCTAAATATTTATAACCTTTTAGACCGACTTTGATTTCTTTCATTTGGTCTAAAACTGATTTAATCCATTTATGATGAGCAATAACAAATTGACCTTTTGCCTGTTTCCAAGAAATTAAAAAATTAAAATCTTTTTCATCACACGCAATAGACCTATCTCTACAATAATCTCTACCAATTAAATCTAATTGATATTTTTCATTCCATTCTTTACCATAGCCAGTTTCATTACTATTACTACCAAGATATTTATTATTGTTGTCAGTATATTTTGTTTTGTGTGGGTTGTTATCTTTTCCCTCTTGTTCAATCAAAATATCTGGGTTGCAATCTTCCTGTGCTTTTAGTTCATCACGAAACAAAGCATAACCATATTCATTGTCATTTGAATATGATGAATTGTTATCAATATCAATGTCGCCATTTAATTTAAAGTCAAAATGTTTTTCTATTGTTGCGTCAACAATTTTTAAATTGTTGTCGTAATCTCTTTCTTCTTTTTGACCTTGATAATGAAAATGAAAACAACTGTCTTTAGCAATCGTTGAAACATTTTCAAATTTATTTTGTAGATAATATGCTTTTTCTACATCTTCATTAGTATAATGTTTTCTAACAATTTTTTCAGCAATCTTCCAAGCATTGTCATTTAGTTCAACTTGATTTGCTTTTAGTTCATCATACTTTTTCTTTTCCTGTGTATCTTCCTGTTCCAAATGTACTCTCATACGATTTGCAATTTTATTACGATACTCGGAATTTAGTCTTATTCTTGACATAGTGTCCTTTCGGTTATTGTTTTTATTTATTTGCATAAAAATTAATTTAGACTATTGACTTTTAAAGTCAAGGGATTATATAAGATATTATGTTATTATTTACAAAAACTTAATACTAAATGAAAGTTAGTCTGGGGTGTTGCTATCAGTGTGATGTACCCCCAGACAACATAAAGAATTTACGAATTTTTTGTGGACGAATTAGCTATACAGCCCACACTAAATCGGTTGTATTTGCACATCTTAAAAAGTGTGCAACTACAACTAGAAAAATTTTTTTGTTTTTTTTTTGGGTGGGCCCACCCAGAGCGTCCAAGCTTTTTATAGGGTGGGCCCGCCCAGTACGCTCAAGCTTGCAAGCTGTCAAGAAATTTATTTTTATTATTATCTTGCATCTGGGATATTATGGGTTATATTAAAGCTGGACCATTGGCCCTAGATATAGGCTAAGCCCTGATGCATCGGTAAACAATTACTGTCGGGCTTCAATCCGATGGTCCATAACAATGAAAGGAAATAATATGAAACTACCATTTAAAATAATGCTGGAGGATCCAAAGTCTAAACACGCGCTCGAGACTGTAACTAATCCTTACAGCGGCCAGAGCTGCCAGCTGCCCAGGTACGCCGTGGCTGTCTATGATACGATTAAAGGTGCCGAAGTAACCGGGGACATGGACTTGATGAGAAAAGGCCTGGACTGGTTCCAGAAAAATTTTACTGATCAATATTATGTATTGCTCGACTAGAAAAAATAAACACAACGCGGCCGGACCAGCAATGGTCCGGGTGCTCTTGATCCACGCGGACTGGCTCAGGGACAATGGCTATTACGCTCAAGCCACAAGCGCAAGAGCTCAAGCCGCAAGCTTGACAAGAAAATATTATTGTAGTATGAGATATTATAGGAGAAAGAATTATGAATATAAAAGAAGCAAAAAAAATAATTATATCACTGTCGCAGCCTGACAAGATGCCTGGTTATGCTTACGGCTTACCAGCCTGGGAATGCAAGACCGGCGGCAAGCTCGCTAAGGTCCCCGGCTCGGTGTGCTTTGGCTGTTATGCAATGAAGGGTAACTACACAAGATTTCCCGCTATACGGGAATCGCAATATAAAAGACTGGCAAGCCTGAAGGACCCGCGCTGGTCTGAAGCCATGGCCGTGGTGATCAACTCACAAGCCGTGAGTAAACACAAAGTATTTAGATGGCACGACGCCGGCGACGTCCAGAGCTTGGACCACCTGAACAAAATTTTTGAAGTGTGCAGGTTAACGCCTGGCATGCAGCACTGGATGCCAACGCGTGAAGCCTGGATCAGGGACCACCTCGAGCGATGTCCAAAAAATTTAATAATAAGATTATCAATGACAATGATTGACCAGGCAGCCGCTGGCAGCTGGCCGCATACGTCGACTGTTACCACGAAGCCAGGCGCGCGTACATGCCCGGCCCCGGACCAGGGCGGCCAGTGTGGCAGCTGTAGACAGTGCTGGTCTCATGATGTAACTAATATTAGTTACGGTAAACATTAGAATGATTCTAAACTATGATATGGTATCACCCGAAATATTATGCAGAGCTCAGGAAGCAGAGGCGCAAGCTCACAAGCTCTCAAGCAAACGAACCGAGGGTTCGAGCCCGCAAGCCAAGGGTTCAAGCTTCAAGCCAAAGTTCTGAAGAGCCAGTATCCCTGAACCAGGGTACAAGCGAACCTTCCCCTTGTCCGGGGAACAAGCAACAAGAATAAATGTATTTAAATTATGCTTTACATGAAAGCTAATTTGGTGGGGTGAAAAACGAATTTTGTTACCTAATGTTACCTTTAGTTCAACAGTGAAAAACCTGCCAGTATCATTATAACCCAATAGATCGGGAGTGCCCAATAAGCTACGGTTTTCCAGTCTTGTCCAACTAATTTTACTTTTAACTCCTTTAAGCTCACGCCACAAATCCTTTTCTAATTTCGCCAAGGTAACCTCTTAGAGCTTGCCAATAATTTTTGGCATCTTCCAAGTGCCACCCAGTCGTACACCTTTTAAATTTAAAATATGCGTGTCTCTATCACCAATCATTCGAGTTTCCAACAATTGAATTTCGGACAAGTCTAATTTGTCACCGTTGGGCATTTCAATTTGGACTCTTGCGTTTTGTGCGAGAGGAGATTTTAAAAATTTATCTAAAAACTGTCTTAATTCTTTTGCTTTCATACTATTGTGTTTATATAAGATATTATGTATAAAGCAAGTA